GGGAGTTCAAGTCCTCTAACAAGCCCCTAACCTTAATGTAACTAGCTTTTGAACTTTCTAATGTGTTAATTTCGTTTTTAACTTCAGCTAGTTTAGCTGAAACATTATCATCTTTAGATTCTGATAATAACTTATTTAATGTGGTAAGTGCTATATCTTTAACATTATTAAACTCTTTGGTTAAAACATTTTCAGTCATTAATAATGTGTTTTTTAAGATACCTTTTTCAGACTCACTTAATTTACCACCAAACTCCTTTTCATAATTTTTAGAAATTACGTGGGATAGCACTTTTGGGGTTAGTGGTTTACTAATCTTTTTTACTCCAATCTTTTGAGTCATGGATTCCGATAGAAATTTTTTAGATTTAACCATATCACCTAATTTAGTTACATTAGTATTAAATATTAAAGTATCTATTTCTTCATAAATTTCATTAGTTTCTTCAGTACATAAATCCTTCCTATCTCCAATAATTTTATCTAGTAAATTTCCAACTTTATTTAATTCTTGTTTATTTTTTTTAAGGTGCTCTAGAGCTTCAGATATGTAAGCTTTACTATCGTCAATAGAATCAAATTTCTTACTTTCTATTTCGTTATATAGTGTAAAGAACTCTCTAAGAGGTCTGGAGAATTTCATAGCTCCCATAATAACTGAAAGATTTTTTTTAAAATCTTCCTTATTCCCATAAGAGTTTTCTAAAATATTATCTAAATTTTTTTTGTATTTGGCAAATCCTTTCATAACTGTAGTTTATATATAAATATAACTAATCTTTTAATACGGTGTCTACTTGACTGTTAATCTTGTCTATATTTTTATTGCTTTTATTAACCGCGTCTCTTAGACCCTTTAAATCCATACCTTTTCTTTCCATTAATAATGGTAAATCAGTTTCTACGTTATAGCCTTCAGCTGCTGCTTCTGGAGATTCAACATCACCACCAGTGTCACCTCCAGTATCACCGCCAGTATCACCACCCATATCCATACCAAAGTCCATAGCAGAATCAGACTCACTATCATCACCATCTTCGGAACCTTCTTCACCCTCTTTTTTAGGTGTACCATACAACTTATCAATATTACTGAATATACCTGTTTTTTGTATTACTTCTGAAGTTTTTTCTAGTTCTGCGGATAAAGCCTTTTCAAATCTTTGTTGTTGTAAATCTAATTTAATTTCTTCGTCACTCATACCCAAAATCTCTTTTTTGGCCCATGTGGTTGATACCGCTTGTAAACCATTTCCTGGGTCTGTAACAGCATCCCGATATAAAGCAATTTTTTCCTTCCACTGTTCTATTTTTAATAGGTCTGTTTGTGTAGATGGGTTTGATAAGGCTAATTTAAAGTTACTTAATTCATCTTGAAAACCTAGTACGTATAGGTGTATTATAGCTATTTTATTTAATTCAGCTACAATAGCTCTTTGTATCCTATTTATTGTTCTCGCAAATCTAATATCTAATAAAGCTAAGTTTTTACCTTCACCTACAACCTCCTCAAAACCAAGAAAAGCTTTAGGTATCCTTAAAGAGGCTAATAATTTCTTTTGTATATATTCTATATCAGCAATTTCACTTAAATTTGTTGCTCCAGGTAGGGTATCAATAGGGCTTGGTGCTGATGGGTCTCTAACTGGAATAAAGTAGTCTTGGTCTACGGCCATTTGATTCATTCTTAAATCGACATTACCGTTTTGTGGGTCTACCACAGCATCCCTTTTAAATTTATTGGCTACTTTTTGTATGTAAGCTTCAACATCTTTATCGTCCATATTCCCAACAAAGACTTTAAATACTCTTCTTTCTGGTGCTCTAGATGTTCTATAAACTAACATAGCGTCTTCAGCTAATAATAGTTGTTTCCAAATTCTTCTTGCCTTTTCTAACATAGAAGTACCGTAAGGTAATCTTCTATCATCACCCAATATTCTAAAATGTGCTACTTCCCAAGTATTAAACTCCATGTCTTTTTCTCGCCATTTGAATTCAACTTTAGCTGCTTTATCATCCCCTTCTTTTTCACCATGTAGTGTAAAATAACTAAATTGGTCACCTCTTTCCATTTCTATGTTTGGTAACTGGTTACATCCAACGATACCTTTTTCAGGGTCTATTTTTAAATACACAAAATTATCACCATATTTACATGTATTCCTAACCCACATAGGTAAGTTAGTGTTAAGGTCTAATATGTTGTTAAATAGGTCGGTTAGTATTGATTTTATTCTTGTTGATTCAGAGTATATTGTTAGTACGTGTCCTTTTTCTGATGGTGTTGTACACTCCTCAGCGTATATATCTAATGCTGCTGATATTTCAGGTGTAAATTCCATAGATTCATAGTCATAATATGAAGCTAACCTAGTTGGTTCGTAGTATATTGATTTAGTATATAATTCGTTATCTACTTTTTGCCATTGATTGGCAAGGTATGCTGCTTGTTGAAATTCTAACTTTTTTTCACCGTACTCTTGTTTGTTTGTTGTTTTTAAAATTTCTTCAGAACCAACAGTAAATTGTTGAAACGTTGTTTTGGGAGCTGTTGGTCCTCCGGCTCCAAAAAGTTTTCCTAGTCTTTGATATATTGTTAATTTTTCCATTACTTGTAATAATACGTATTATAATATAAATAGTATACTGTTCTCTAACGTCTTTGCTATTTATATTTAGTGAACAGCCAACTATTTTCCATATATTGTTTTTTTATCTCAGAACTGGCCCCACCCATAACCCCAAATATTGGTTCTGATGAAGGTACGACACTATTTTCATTGGCTTCTGTTGTCCAACCATTTAACATAGCTTTAGTTAAATCGTCAGCTTTTTCTAGTTGGCTGAATGAACTTTCCCCAACATATAAAGCCATTGCTAATGCCATTATTAAATCATCATGTTTTCCTTTCATGTGATTTGGTCTACCGTTTATAAATACAAAAGTATATAATTCGTTTAGCAACCTTTTAGACCTTATAACAAAGTTGTGTCTCAGAGCTTCTTCAAAAGCTGATATTATTTGAACTCTTTTATTGTTAAAAGCCAGTCCAGGTATTTTTTGTGCCGCATTAGGATTGTATTTCCATTTATCAGCTGTATTCAAACCTTCTATATATAAATCTTTATACCCCAACTCCTGTAATTTTCTAGATGTAGCAACACCCATACCACCAGTAATGTCGGTTACAACATAAGCTTTATACATTGTACCCCATTTATATATTATGTCAGCTGCTAAGTCAGGTGGTATTTTACCTAAATACTCAAGAACTTGCCTACGTTCATCAAAGTCTATTATAACTATAGAGGTGAAATCTTCAGAATCACCACGACTAACGTCACACCCTAAGATATATTTGTGTCCTTCTTTAGGTTTTTCCCAAACCCATAATTGATTCCCCATAAACATTTCTTCTGGGTCCATAATATGTGCATCCTTTATTTGTTCGATAGTATCTACTGGTATAACGTTATCACCAGAACCTAAAAAAGCACTTTCTAATTCTTGTGATACCTTCCTTCTATCATACTTAAGTTTTCTCACCATACTCTCAAACCAAGAAGAACAAGGTTTATAACCACCTTTAATTAATTCTGGGAATTTAGAAAGTTCTTTTTCGTGTATAAACTCGGTTTCGTCATAGTCTTCCCTATTTAATAAGAAGTGTACAGCGTCCTTTGTTTTAACCCAAAATAAATCTTTTGTAAATCTGGGGTCATTTTCCCAATGAAGTTCTGATATATGAAAACTATTTAAACCTTTTATGGATTGTTCGTATATTTCATAATATATTTTATCGTAACCGTTAGGTGTTGATATTACTATTACTTTACCACCTGTAGATAGAGAGGCCATACAAGCTGCCCAAAAGTCGTCCCCAGCCTCAATATATGCGGCCTCGTCAAATATTAGTGTTGTTGGTGTATACCCCCTTAAAGCATCTACTGATGTTGCCACAGCTTTTACTTCACACCCATTATTTAACTTAAAGTGTTTTTGGGAATCTTTTTCTTTTGAGAATCCGACATTAATCCATTCTGGCCATTGATTTATAAATCCTCTAACTTTATTTGCGAATTCTGAAGCTGTATCTAACTTATTCGCTATAATTAATATTTTTTCTGGTCTAGCTTTAGGTGCGAACTGTACTTGTTTAGACACCCACGCTGCGGTTGCTGTTGATACCCCGGCTTGACGATATTTTTTTG